ATATAAATAAAATAATAGAAATTTATGGCTAGCAATACTCCTAATAGTAAATTCCAAACATATATTGATAATACTGTTGCAAGTATAAAAACTTGGTCAAATTTTTTATATCAATATAATTTAGAAGAAAATGGTTGTTTTAGGGCTGCCATTAATACAAAATGGAAACAACTTTCAAAAGATGAAGATAAAAATATCATAACAAATACTGCTGATAAAGCAGTTGAATTAAGAAATTGGGATACTTCAAAAAGATATGAAATTGCTGCTGAACGTGTTTATCATAGTGAATTTGATTATGCACAACAAGCTTTAGATAATTGTTTAAAGAAAAACGATGCTATAAGAAAAAATGTTGAAAATTCGAAGAAAAGTACACCTGGATTAGATTCTAAAGATGTTGATACTGGGTTAGGACCATTTGACAGAAGATTATATAGAGAATTTATACGATCATCTGATAATAAAACAGAGAACAGGGTTCCTTTTTCAACACAATATAAAGAAACTGCAACATCTGGTTTATTAGTCGGACAAAAATATTTAGAAGATTCTAAAGTAGAAAACGTTACAGATGCAATCGAAAATGTTGATGCAGAAAGAAATAGATTAAGAAGTGATTCATTTTATACAGGCGTTCCCGCTTTGCAAAATACGTATGCATTAATAAAATTGTATGGAGCAGAAGGAGGCGAAAAATTAATAAATAAAAGAGGTAAAAGAAGATGGTATGAAGTTGACCAAGCATTTGGAACTGGATCATCGGATTTAGCAAATTTTTCTTCAAATCCAACAACTTCATCACTTATATCATGGGGTAATGCCGATCCTTATGGAAGAACCCCTTATCATTTCACAGATTTTGTATTTGCAAAATATTGGAATAAAATAGAAAATAATAGACTTATCACATTAAGAAGATATGGCGCACCAATAGTTGATAATTTAAAATTTCCAGGTATGGATGGAATTATAAAAGCCGGAACTCCAGCAAAGGATGGAGATAAAAAAGATAATTCTGGAACTTTAGATCAAGGATCAACTTCAAAAATTTCATTTCCACCTATGGCTCATGCTATAACTTATTTTGGGGAAGAAACTGGAAATAAATTAGGTGATATTCTTAAATTTACTACCGGGATGAAATGGTCAGATGTTACATCAGATGTATGGGAAGTTAGAGCTGAATCAACTCCTGGAAATGAAGAAGGACCGGGAGTTTTTAAAAGTTTAGCTGGTTTATCTAAAATGTTAGCAGTAGCCGGAGGTGATTTCAATACTCAACTTCTTATGAATAAAGGAGAATTACCTCCAGATCCATATAGTGAAGGACCTTATGAAAATAGAATTCTTGGTCCAGTTAATAGAATTGATTCTGTTAAAAAGAGAGATGCTGGATTAGAATTTGAATGGTCTGGTTTAAATATACAATTTGAATATGTTGCGAGACCTGTTGGTGGTGTAAACCCTAAAGCAGTTTTGCTTGATATTTTATCAAACTTTTTGATTATCGGATCAGCTTCTGCAGTATTCTTTGGTGGTCAACATAGATTTATGAGTAACCCAGCAAAATATCCATTTCTTGGAGGGGAAAAAGGTATAGAAGCATGGTATTCTGGAAAACCTATACAATGGGCAGGAAATACTATAGATCAATTTGTTGGTCAAGTTACAGATCAAGATGGTGGAATAATGAAAGGAGCTGGAGATTTCTTCAATCAGTTACTTGGAAAAACTGGAGAAGGTGGAATTAAAGGTATTTTTGGTGCAGTTAAAGGATTATTTACCGAAGGAGGAATTGGAGCCAATGTTGTTAAACAACAATTAGCTGAAAAATCTGCTGGTCAAGTTCCATATCTAACCGGTCTTAAAGCTCTTTTAACAGGAGAACCTGTTGGAGAATGGCATGTTACAGTTGGAAATCCTCTTAATCCAATTGCAATGATAGGAAATTTAATTTGTACTGGGATTGAAGTAGAATTTGGAGATGAATTGGGCCCAGATGATTTCCCAACCGAAATAAAAATTAACGTTAAATTAGATCATGGCATGCCTAGAGATAGAGATGCTATTCAATCTATATTTAATAGAGGTATGGGTAGGATATATGATTTACCTGATGGATTTGAAGGAACCGCTGATGGAGTAACAAAAGTTGATGATTACACAGCAAATGTAAATGAAACTGGAACAGCTGCAGCCATTAGAGGTTGGTTAGCAGGACCATCAAAATTAGGTGGTAGATCAGGCCCAACAGTAATAAAAACATCATCAAATCAAGGTGTTACGAGTGTATGGACTAGAACACCATTTGCAGCAGTTTCTCCAAATGAAAATTTAATCAATAATGAAGGAGATATTGCAAGATCAGCATATAGAGGAGTTGATTGGATAGCATTAAAATCACTTAAATAAAATATGTTTAATAATAGTATTGATTCAAAACCATTTTTTACAAGATCAGATGGTAAAATAATAAGAGATCTAACACAATCTATGTTTAATCTTAAAACTCGAGATTATATTTCGTATAATGTTTATAGAGTTCCAAGAGAATATGCAATGCGGCCAGATTTGATTGCTAAAGCTGTTTATAATAATTCTATATATGCTGAAATTATTTTAAAATATAATGGAATTTCTAATCCATTTTCTATAGATGAGGGAGACATTATTTTAATCCCGGATTTAGATTCTGCAGTAGGCAAAATAAAAAGTGGAACTAAAAGTGAATCTGATGATAGAGCAAATAAAATTAGAAATTCTTATAAATATATTGACCCGTTAAAAATCCCTTCAAAGGCAGGAAAAAAACGATTAGCTGAATTTAATAAACGACAAATTATTAATACACCATCTGGAACATTACCTCCTAACTTTGCAGAAGAAGGAACTTCTCAACTTACCTATCGTAATGGAAGAGTATATTTTGGAGAAGGGGTAGAAACATGTCTTAAAAATGGAATGTCAACTAGTGAATTTTTAACAAACGTAATAAAAAATAAAAAATAATGGCGGGAACTTATTCATTTAATCCACCACCGAAAGAGAATTCTCCGAATCCTTCATCCGGGACCAGTGAATCTAAAAATAGAATTATTCAAGTGTTTGAAAAAACAATTGAGCTGGATGAGTTATCTCTTCCTTCACAGCCCGGAAATGAATCAGAAAAAATAGAAAATGTTGCATCTCTACAATATCCAATAGTAAAGATTAATGATTATATGCCAACACCTGAGGAAATTGAGTTACTTGAAATTAATTCAACAGATTTTATTCCAACTATTACTTTAAAATGTACATTTATTCATCAAACATTTTTGTCAAAAGAAATGCCTAAAGATGGAGATATTATTTCTGTTGCTATACGAAATAAAAGTAATTTATTTAAACCGATCAGAAATGATTATGTAATTACTGGAGTAGTTGTTAAAGAAACAGCAACTCAATTTGTGGGACCAACTACTATGACATTTTTCGGTGTTCTTTTTGTGCCATGGATATCAAGTTCTGTGTTTAATTTTTCTCATGAAGGAACGTCTTTTGAAGCTATAAAAGATGTGGCTAAAAAATTGGGGCTTGGATTTGCAACAAATGAAGATAATACTGATGATAAACAAGTATGGTTGAGTGCTTATACAACGACAAGCCAATATATTACGGAAACGGTTAGCAGAGCATGGAGTAGTAATGAATCTTTTTATAATGTCTGGATTGATATTTATTATAATTTAAATTTTATAAATGTCAACAAACAATTAATGTCTGGAGAAGAAGAAGTTGATCTTGCTGCATGGGTTAATAATATTGATAAAGATTATTTTTGGGGGTCAAGTACTGAACCAAAAACAATAGAAACACCTAAAGTACTTTCAAATTATGAAGGTTATAGAACAACGCCTTTTTATATAAATACATGGAAACCCATTAATAGATCAACTAATATAACATTTCAAATAGGAACAAAATTAACTTGTCATATGTTTGAACATAATGAAAGTTTATTTAATAATGGAGGACGAAAATATTGGTCTATACCAATGGAACCTAATTATGATCCGGAGAAAGTTAACAAATATATTCTATTAAGAGGTAGAGCTACTCAAAATCCGGAAAATAGAGGAAATGATTTAGCCATGGCAAATTATTCATATCCTGAGATGTATATAAAAAATCCATGGATGGGAATTCAATATACTATAAGTGATTCTGAAAAAGATAATCTTCAATGGGATGGCAATCATCATAGAAATTATTTGAGAGCAAAACTTCAAAATTTAATTAATAATCAAGAATTAGAAAAATTAAATGTAGAAGTAACAGTGAATGGATTGAATTTGAACATTATAAAAGGTGATAAAACACCAATAGTTCTGGTTAAAAAAGATGTAACAGAAAATTTAATGGTGAGTAAAGAAGTTGGTAGACTGGATTTATTAGAACAATTTTATAGCGGTTGGTTTTACATAAAGGGTTTTACTATAAAATATACTCAAGAAAATTCTAATTCGATAATGTCTAATATAAGTCAAACATTTGTTTTAACGAGAAGAGAATGGCCACCACCAATTCCAGTTGATGCAATCGAATCCGTAGAAGAAACAAAAAATAAATAATCGAATATAATGAGCATATATAAAAGTTTTAGACGTCCTGGAGAAACTGATATAATTGGAGGAGGTAATACTCAATTTAATACTCTTGGTGCAAGATTTGATCAACCAACTTATCTTTCATTCAAATTAATTTTTGGGCAAGGAGAAGATGCATACTATAATACAGCTGCACAAAATATTAATTATGACAGAATGCCACATCCATTATTTGCCCCAAAGGGTAATGATGCAATAGAAGATCGCTTAAATTATTCTGCTATTGATTATTTATATGATGCTAACGAATATACAAGAGCTAGAATGCTTGAAGAATTTATACAAAAATTCAATATAATGCAAAATGAATTTCAGTGGTATTTTCAAAAAATTGATGGAGTAGCTGATTTGTTAAAAATTGATCCAACTAAAGGAATAAGAGTAACATCTGATAAAAGATTAACACTTACAACATTAGAAGGTTTAGATTTAAGAATGAGTCATATTTTAAATTTATATAGAAAAATTGCATGGGATGATACATATCAAAGATGGGTTCTTCCTGATATGATGAGATATTTTACTTTAAAAATTTTTATTACAGAATTTCGAACATTTCACGGATATAATTCTAGAAGTAGTGAAACAGATCCGGAAATTCTTTCATTATCAGTTCTAGATAATATTTTACCTACATGGGTTATTAATTGTGAAATGTGTGAATTTGATTTAGAAAATATTGAATATGGGTATTTATCGAATCTAAATGTTGCAGAAGAACCAGAACAAGCTGGTTTAACATTTGGAATAAAAGTAGGAAAAATTTATGAAGAACAAGTTTTCCCAATATTCAGAAATATGTATTTAATTGATAAATATTTAAATGGATTTGATAGAGCTAAAGATAAAGAACAAACAAATACCCAAACATATGACCCTTATGGTGGAGAATATGGTGGAGGAAAATATGAATGGGTTATGGAAAATTTTAATTCAACGATAGAAGGTAATAATTTTAATTTAAGTCCAGAAATCTATACTGCGATGGCGCAGGAGCTTTATGCCCAAGATCGTACCCATAAATCTTCTGCGGCATTTAATGAACAAACAAACTCAAAAAGTTTATTTGGAGCCCAAGCTGCTGGTCCGGATGGTAAATTATTCACAAATGATGATAATCTTGCTAAAATAGATCCAACTGCTCCAAATACTTGGTTTGCAAATGCACTATCTTTTGGAAATTCACTTTTACGTAATACTGTTGAAGAATATGTTGATAAAGCAAAGATAACACCTATCCCAGGATTAGGTTTATCATTTAATGAAGCAAAAGCGGCTCTTGAATCGAAAAATATTATTACAGCATTAGGTATTGTAAGAAAAGCAATCAATACAGTTGCTAGAGAATACGTTCAACCTTCTGAGTTGTTAGATAGTAAAACAGCTAATATTAATCTCGTTGATGCAGCATTTAGAAACTATTTAGAAACTATTTCAAAGTCAGAAGCAACTGATGATAATCAATTAATTCAAGAGGCAGCAAACATAGCTTTAAATGATGATGGGATATGGGATCAAATCAAAGATTTCTCAAGAGCAACCGATTTAGTTGGAGAGGAAGAATTAAACGCAAATAATCCTATTCAAGGTGGATCAAATTTTGAGGATAATGTTAATTTAGCAACCCAAGGAGATAAATCTCGGGCAACTGATTTGGTTGGAGAAGGAGAAAAAAATGTTAGAAGGTTTATTCAAAGAACACAATTACTTGAGGGGGCACCATCAAGTACAGCAACTACTAATAAAATTTTAAAGAGTGAATAATGAATAAAGAAGAATTGCACATCATAAATAATGATTTTCATGATAATGATTGGATGGGGATTGTAATTAATAATCAAGATCCCACATTTTCTGGTAGAGCTCAAGTAAAAGTATTTGGTCTTATGGAAGATATTCTGGAAGAACATATTCCATGGGCATATCCTATAAATTCAACAATTTTTGGTGGAGATGGAGGAGGAAGTTTATCAATTCCTAAATTAGGACAATTTGTAAGAATTAGATTTAATAATGGGGATTTATACTCACCTGAAATTACATCTCTTCAGAATATAGATACAAATTTAATTGAAAAAATAAAAGAAGATTATGATGGATCTCATGTTCTTTTACATGATCCACTTGAAGATTTAAGTATAATTTATTTAAGAGGAAGTGGTTTAATGATATTCTTAAAGGATTCATTTTTTCAAATTTCTCCCGATTCAATGATAACATTTCAACATGCAGATTCAGAATC